ATACAGGCCGAGTATTTAACAACCTATACAAGGATGCTGACAATGAAAATGAAGAGTAAGGGCTATAAAAAAGGCGGCAAAATGAAAAAGTACCAAGCTGGCAGTATGGTTAGTCCTGATGAACGCGCTGTTGAACGTGGTAATGCCGCTATGGATCGGATTAGTGAAGAGGGTACCACGAACATGATGGAGGCTATGGAAGCTAGAGATCCTCGCAGCATGAAGCCTAAGAAGCGCCCTGCAGATCCTCGCAGCATGAAGCCTAAGAAGCGCCCTATTTTAAAGCCTACGCGAGATGGTGAGGCGATGACTACAAAATCTCTCTTGCAACCCCGTGCTGACGGTACTGGGCTAACCACCAAGCCTGAAAAGATGAAAGCTGGCGGCATGATGAAGAAAAAAGGTTATGCAGCAGGTGGTATGATGAAAAAAGGCTACAAAAAAGGTGGTAAAGTTCGTGGCGCAGGTATTGCCCGTAAGGGCGTGCGTCCAGCTAAAATGAGGTAGCTCATGGACTTTGATGACGAAATAAAGCGCATGAAAGACCGTGCCTTTAAGAAGGAGCTAGAGTTTCAACGGAAGCTAAATCCTGATGTGGATAAGGTTAAACAGGAATCTCAAGTTCGCAAAGGCGTGTATGGGCGTGGCGGTGGTGGCGGGGCCATGCTTGATCTTACGCAGCGCCCGGGGGGTATGCGTATGCCGCCAAAAAAGAAGTTGAAGGCTGGTGGCAAAATTCGTGGTTATGGTTTAGCCCGTGGTGGCAAAGCCTGTAAAATGAGGTAGCTATGCGTAGATATTACAAATCTGATGGCTGCGGCTGCTCCAAATGTAGCAAAGGTTACAAGAAGGGCGGCACAGTTAAAGATGCGTGTTACCACAAGGTAAAGGCTTCATATAAGGTTTTTCCAAGCGCATATGCGAGTGGAGCTATCGCAAAATGTAGAAAGAAAAAGGCGGGCAAGTAATGGCTGTTCGTAAAACCGCAAAAGGTGCTGCACTTAAACGCTGGTTCAAGGAGGACTGGAAAGATGTTAAAACAGGCAAGCCGTGTGGCCGTAAAGAAGGTGAAAGCCGTGGTACACCGTACTGTAGACCATCTAAACGAGTTTCTAGCAAAACTCCAAAAACTAGCGGGGAAATGACGAAGGCTGAGAAGAGCAAACGTATAGCGCAAAAGAAGCGTTTAGGACAACCAGCGGGTAAACCCAAACGTGTAGCCCCGTTAAAGAGGCGTAAGAAATGACTACATCAGGCACCACAGCGTTCGATATGGACTTCACCGAGATAGCGGAGGAAGCATGGGAACGTGCGGGCCGCGAGATGCGTTCAGGATATGACCTACGTACCGCCCGTCGCTCTATGAACCTGATGACTATAGAGTGGCAGAACCGTGGTATTAACATGTGGACCATTGATTCTGGTACGATAAACCTAGTAGAAGGCACTACACAATACACTTTGCCAGCAGATACTATTGATTTGCTTGAACACCAAATACGTACTAATAGCGGCAATACTTCGACACAATCTGACCTTACCATAAGCAGAATCAGTGTAAGTACGTACGCGTCTATACCTAACAAGTTAACACAGGGGCGTCCTATACAGCTTTATGTTGAGCGTTTACGTGATGCGCCCAAGGTAAATGTGTGGCCTGTGCCCGATAACAACAATTACGTGTTATACTACTGGCGTATGCGTCGTATTCAGGATGCTGGGTCTGGCGTACAGACAGCAGATATGAACTTCCGTTTCTTCCCGTGCCTTGTTGCTGGGTTGGCTTATCACATTGCTATGAAGGTTCCTGAACTGGCTGAACGTATACCGATGTTAAAAGCTGTGTACGACGAGCAGTTCGAGATGGCTGCGGGCGAGGACCGAGAGAAAACAGCGGCACGATTTGTGCCTAGAATAGGTAGGATTGCCTAATGACGACTAGGTTTGCATCAGCAAAGAAAGCGTTAGCGCTCTGCGATGTATGCGGGTTCCAGTACAAGTTACGGGAGCTAAAGAACCTGTTTGTGAAAGGCCGAGATACGAATATAAAGGCTTGTCCTGAGTGTTGGAGTCCAGATCACCCGCAGTTAAAATTGGGTGAGTTTCCTGTTGATGATCCGCAAGCTATACGTAATCCACGTCCCGATCAGAGTTTAGGAGCGTCTGGAGATACAAGTAGTCGTGGTATTCAGTGGGGTTGGAACCCCGTAGGTGGGGGGGATGATCCGTTTGGGCTTACCCCTAATGATTTAATAGGTGTTGGCCATGTCGGCCAAGTTACCGTAAGCATAGCATAGGAGATGAGTAATGGCTAAAAAATTAACTGACCTAACTGGAGATGGTAAGGTAACGCAAGCAGACGTATTAAAAGGTCGTGGTGTGTTTAAAAAAGGCGGCATGGCTAAAAAAGGTTATGCCAAAGGTGGTAAAATCAAGGTACGCGGCACAGGCGCAGCGACTAAAGGTTTGTACGCACGGGGGCCAATGGCATAAGCTATGAATTATACCGAGCTGAAAACTAACATCGAAGACATCTGTGAAAACTCGTTTACAGATGACCAGCTCGCTATGTTCACACAGCAGGCTGAACAGAAGATATACAACACGGTGCAGATACCTGCACTGCGTAAGAATGTTACAGGTACGGTGACAGCAAGTAATAACTACTTGTCTTCCCCAAGTGACTTTTTGTACAGCTACAGCCTCGCTGTGGTAGACGGTAGTGGTGTGTACCATTATCTCCTTAACAAAGATGTAAACTTTATGCGAGAAGCGTACCCCAACCCAACATCAACGGGGTTACCAAAACATTATGCCTACTTTGATGATGACACGATCATCCTTGGACCCACCCCAGACAGTTCATACGCTATGGAGTTGCACTATGGATACTATCCGCAATCTATTGTTACTGCGGGTACTACATGGCTTGGTGAAGAGTTTGACTCCGCACTACTAAACGGAGCTTTGATTGAAGCTATACGCTTTATGAAGGGTGAACCAGATATTGTTGCAATGTATGAGAAGATGTACTTGCAAGCTATCGCGCTACTTAAAACCTTGGGTGACGGCAAACTACGTGAAGACGCATATCGCTCGGGGCAGTTCCGAGTGCCAGTAAGTTAAGGAGACAGAAATGGCAATTACACAAGCAATGTGCACATCCTTCAAAGTCGCTCTATTGGACGGCGAGATGGATTTTAGCGCAGACACATCACAAACTTTTAAAATCGCTTTGTATACTAGCGCAGCGGATTTAAGCGCCGATACGACGGCGTACAGCGTCACGAACGAGGTGTCAGGTACAGGATACACCGCAGGGGGTAATACGCTTACTATATCTACTGCCCCTACTAACGGCGGTTCTGGTACTACAGCGTTCTTAGGTTTTGCTAATACGACGTGGACTGACGCCACGATTACAGCTCGTGGAGCGTTGATCTACAAAGTGGGCGGCACTAACCCTGCCGTTGCTGTGTTGGATTTCGGTGCAGATAAAACTTCTACAGCGGGTGACTTCCAAGTTCAGTTCCCCACAGCGGACGCTACAAACGCTATTGTACGTATCGCTACTCCGTAAGGTGGCTAGATGCCGTCTTCTGTAGAATACGTAGGTTGGGGTTCGGGTGCTTGGGGCCAAACGGCTTGGGGCACTGACCTAACTATTGTCTACGTTGATGGCGTAGCAGCCGAAGGTGCTATAGGCACTGTTACTGTAGACGCAGAAGCAAACGTCGCAGTTACAGGCGTAGAAGCGGTAGGTCGCATCAATGATGTAAGTGTTGATGCTGAAGCCGATGTACTCGTACAGGCTGTCAGTGCTGTTGGTTCTATAGGTACAGTAACGGTTAGTGCTGCTGCAGAGATACCAGTAACCGGAGTAGAAGCCGATGGTGCCATAGGCACTGTCACTATGACCGGAACGGCTAACATCTTCCCAACAGGCGTAGAAGCCGATGGTGAAATCGGTACAGCCACGGTTGACGCTGAAGCTAACGTAGCGGCCACAGGCGTAGAAGCCAATGGTGCTGTAGGCACTGTTACCATGACTGGTACAGCTAACGTATCACCTACAGGTGTGGAGGCTGATGGTGAGATAGGCGACGTATTTATCGCGTTTGGAATAACAATTCCAACCACGGGATTGCAGGGAGACGCAGAACTTGGTATTGTAGCCACATCAGCTAACGCAGATATATCTGTTACAGGGCTTGCAGCTACGGGAATTATTGGTTTCGCCAACGTATGGGGCGAGGTCGATGACGATCAAACACCTAACTGGCAGGCCATAACGACTACACAATCCCCCAGTTGGGGTGCTCCGTCTAATACGCAATCCCCGAGTTGGGGCGATATAAACGCTTCTCAATCTCCTTCATGGGGGATCGTATCTGAAACACAAACTCCAAACTGGCAAGATATAGCCGCATGAGGACTGAAACATGACAACGCAATACTCACCGATACTTAAACTTGCTCTGCCAGTTCAGGGTGAACTTAGCGGCACATGGGGCGACGTAGTTAACGACAACATCACGTCGATGGTTGAACAGGCTATCGCGGGCCGTGCGGTTATTGATACGTGGACCACAAACTCACACACACTCACCAGCGCCAACGGTACGACTTCAGAATCACGTTGTGCTATGTTGGAGCTTACCGATACGGGTACAGCGTTGTCTGGTGCTGGTACAGTTGTATGTCCTACAGCGTCTAAAATTTACATCGTAAAGAACGCGACTGGGCAAAATATCACCGTACAAACTTCTGGTGGTACGGGTATTCTCGTCCCTGATGGGCGCACTACGTTCTTGTTCTGTGACGGCACAAATGTCGTTGAGGCGCTCACACATACCACGTCTCTACAGTTGGGTACTAGCACAACAGTCACAGCGGTCCTTGACGAGGACAATATGGCCTCTGACAGTGCCACATCTTTGGCTACGCAGCAGTCAATCAAGGCTTATGTGGACGCGCAGGTTGGTGCCAACAACGAGCTATCTGAGGTTCTTGCTAACGGTAATACATCTGGTGCCAACGATATCATTGTAGATAACGGCCAGAAGATTACTACAAATACCATTGACGAGACCACAGCAGCGGCAGGTGTTACTATTGATAGCGTCCTGCTCAAGGATGATGGCGTCAATGCGACGAACTTAGAAGTAACAAACATCAAAGCGAACGACGGCACAGCGGCAGGTTCTATTGCAGATAGCACAGGTGTGGTCACGGTAGCGTCTGCGGTCCTTACAACAGCCGATATAAATGGTGGTACAGCGGATGGCGTAGTTATTGGTGGTTCGACTCCTGCAGCGGCTACGGTTACCACAGCGACAGCCAACACAAGTCTTACCATTGCAGGTACAACCACGGTCACTTCGATCCTTGACGAGGACAATATGGCCTCCGATGACCCTGCGGGTCTAGCGACACAGCAGTCAATCAAGGCGTATGTTGACGCACAGGTTGGTGCGAACAACGAGTTATCCGAGGTTCTTGCTAACGGCAACACGACTGGCGGTACGGATATTGCGGTATCTACTGGCGACGACATCACGTTTGCGGACGACAGCAAAGCCATCTTCGGCGCAGGGTCTGACCTACAGATTTACCATGATGGGTCTGGAAGTTATGTTGAGGATACAGGAACAGGAAACCTTAAATTAAAAACAAATGGTGCTGGTGTAGAAATACTAAATTCTGCTGGTCTACAACTAGCTTTTTTTAACAACTCAAGCGGAGAGGCCGTTTTAAAGCATATTAATGCTGGTGTTTCTAGCACACGGTTAAACACCACCAACACAGGCATCAGCGTAACAGGCAACGCCACCTTTGCAGATAATGGTAAAGCCATCTTCGGCGCTGGGTCTGACCTCAGCATATATCATGATGGGTCTGATAGTTTTATTACTGATACTGGCGCTGGCAATTTGCAGATTTGGGGTGGGAACTTTAGGCTTCGCAGTTCTGATGGGTCGGAGGCGGTAATTGATGGAAATAGTGGAGGCGCAGTAACTCTTTACTACGACAACGCCCCCAAACTCGCCACCACCAACACAGGCGTAGACATCACGGGTACTTTGACCAGCGATGGGCTGACTGTGGATGGAACTAGCTTAGTAAATGGCTCAGGCACAATAACTTCAGGCGGCAGTGCAGGAATAGATACACGCCTTACTCTTGCCAATACAGGTAACGGAGGTGCGGGTCGTGGTGTAGC